TTAATTTAACGTGGAGGTTAAAGTATAATTTTTTAAGAGTGGGCTAGAGAGTGGGGAGGACTAGCCCAGGGTGGCTGTAATACTGTATTTAGCCACCCTGGGCCTCGAGTAGGGTTAAGGATATCCGTACGTAGGATTTACGTCATCAAGAGAGTTAACGTCCCATTGACTAAAGTCTGGTGTCGGTGTCAAAGTAGCGGCGGTTGACGCCCAAGTGGACGCAGATGCGGATGAACGCAGCGCGGGCGCGGGAGGCATGGCGAGCCGTGAGACCTGCCCGTAAATTAGGCCTGATAGAACGATAAGCACGACCAACGAGACGCAGAGTACTGCTAGTAATGCGGCGGCGAGGTGACTCTTGGATAAGACGGAGTTCGGCGATGCATTGGGAGGCGAGCTCATACTGAGTGATAAGAAGAAGATCACGAACTAAGGCAGTTCGACCACGGGGGAAAGGTGCATTATCCATTTTATACCTGAATAATATTATAACGATCCTCGGAAAGCTTTGTCATATCGGGCATCTCGTTCATGAAAACAAACAGGTGGCATTTTTTAAGACGCTTCACGCGGGACTGGTACTTCGGGGAAAAGACAAAACCGTTCTTTACTTCCTCCAAAAAGTCGTACTGGATGTACTCGCCCTGCTTCGACCTCGGTGCGTCCACAAAAAAGGCACGAATCGTCGGGTCCAGGCAAAAAGCCATGTCCGCTTTCTTCCCAGGAACAATTACCTGAGCATCATCATGTTTCGAGCAGTACCAGTGAGCAAACCAAGTCTTTCCAGAATTCCCAACAGAATCAACAACAAAATGGATCGTACGGTCATCGGGTTCGGTATCAAGAATGGCCTTTGCATGCGTTTGCCAATCACGGAGCTCATGCTCCTGAACCTCCTTCATGGGTTCATGATCTTTAACAAAATCATGCACAAAGTTCGGATAACGGGCGCAGACATTAGAGTGAACTTCGCGAAGAATTTTCATGTCGTAAAGACCTTCCTTCACGTCGTCCTTGAAGCGTTCAAGCTCAGAGCGCTTGCCGTCGTTGAAAACCATCTCGCCGTACTCTTCGTACTCGCCGTCCTTCTTGCAATACTCGACGGCTGCCGGAAGGTTGCGAGCGATTTCAACATGAGGATTGCCAGTTAAGAAGTCTTTGGTTTGGTGCATGGATTTTCGATGAGAGAAAGAGATAAACCCTTGGAGATGAGGAGTGCCAGTGACACCAACCTCTCGGCCATAGACAAGATATTTAACACCTCCACGAGTAAAATGCGCAGCATATGCAACAAGCTGGTTGGGTTCATAGTTGTTTAGGGTAAAGCACCAATTCTTTGCCTTCGACATGGTCAAAGGAGTTGTGTGTCGTCGTCGACCCCGCTCACGCGGGGATCTCCTCCTCCGAAAACGACTCGCTGCGCGGCTGGGAACAAAGAAGAATTCGCAGTCGTGTTTAGAACATAAAAGAACACACGTCTAGGAACACTATAGAACTAATTAAGATAGGCTTTGTGAAAACGTTTCGAGCGTGGATTCCACGGGCCTCTCACTTTCTTTGTTTTTCCAGCGCCGATTCCAATAAAGGCATCAAACGGCTGGGATTGGCGATAATTGGTAAAGCTGCGCCGGCCTCTCTTAGCAAGAAGCATAGCGCCGTCTACACCGACTTTGCGCTTCGAAAATGTCATATCCGACACTACTGCAGCGCCCCGAGAATGTCCTAGAACCGCATCAACACCGTTCCGCTTTGCAACGGAATCGAGATAGAATGCATGCTTTCGCCGTGCTCGCAACGAGATTGATTGAGCAAGACCTAAACCGAAGACGTCGGCGACGCCGCGAGGCAGGGCTTCAAGACCGTTTGAGATCCATTCGCGCCCGTACCCTTTCATCGTAGTGCCGCGAACGTACATTTCATTCTTTCGAGATATAGGATTCTTACGAATAGAATATCCATCCTTATTAGCATACGCCGCATTAAAACCTTTTTCTAGCTGATAATCAGCAAACTTAGAACCATATGTAACGGCTTCCTCCTGGCGGACAGGCCCAACGCCAGAAAGCCAATCATAATTGCGTTGATACGCATTGGTAAGCGCTTGAGCACGTTTGGATTGATCGTTAAAACTCATCCCCAGCGTGCTTGTTGCAAGCGAGCCATGGGTATGAGACCAGCGAGACTGTTAGCCGGGTTGTTCTGTCGAGCAGCTTTGATACGAGCCATGGAGGCCTGATTACCGCGGGCCTCCGAATGATAACGAGTCATAAACGTTCCTTCATCGTATACAACTTCCTGATTTGAAATCACATGCAACATGAGGCGCGTGGGAGCTGAACCGGTCCGGCCGTGGACACGAATAAACACGGAGTCATAGCTCTCGTTGTCCAAGCAAGATTGAACAAATTCTTCGTTGGTTTCGACCGTACGCGGCATGATATTGAATTCATGGTCATTGCCCTGCGGCATCAAATGAAACATGTATCTGTGAATATCACGAAGCTTTCCGGTCACATAAGTAGGATGCTCAACCAGACTGGTAGCGGATAAAGCGGGCAACACACCGGCAACATCTGCGCCAACATAGACGCCTGGCGGCGACCCATCTAGCTGCGTAGCAGGGCCAAAACCAGAATCGGCAGAACCTTGAACGCGGATGGCTTCAAACCATCCGTCGTTTTCGTCAGAATTGTTCACCAAGGTAATCTTGAGAGCCTGAGAGACAATTCTCCACTTGTGAATAGAAGCGCTAAGCTGACCTTGTGGCAAAGCGCCGGTATTAAATAAGCCATGGTCACGATAAGGCAAACCTTTCGAAGCGGCGCCAAGGGTTGAAGTTACGGAAACACCGTTATTCAAACCTGGGAAAAGCAAAATATCCATAGTCTCGGTTCCATCGTTTACCACCTCAGTTACGCCCTGGAGGCGAACACCAGTGGAAGAATACACCTTCCCATCGGGAATTTTGGGATTAGTTGTGGCCGTAGAAAACGGGTTGTTATAAACCGCGGCACACGACGAGACGTGGCTTTTCCCAATACGTCCGGTCGCGAGAAACCCCCGGCGACGGCCATAATATCGCCCGGTTCGCCGACCATACGTGCGGCGATTCGACATAAGTCTTCGAGAAGTGTATCGTGAACGCAACATGTCAAGATATTACAATGGATATTTATGGCATCAATACATAGACAGCGACGACGACAGCGCTGCTGGAGATGAGATGGCCAAAACGAGGACTGGCACGGAGTTCGGGCCGCCAATGCCAGAAGGGCCAACGGACAACGACGGAGGGGTGCCCGATACGTCTGCAAATATTTACACAGGCACAGTAAACAACGGTACAAAGGTGGGGTACACGCCCAGACGACCGGCCGACGCGCCAGTAGGTGGGAGTGAAGCGCTCAGAGCCGACACAATCGTCGGGGTGCCTAACGTGACATCACACGCACCAGCAGGCATAGGATGGGTACCGCAATCAGCATGGGATTCAGCCGTTTGGAATGGAGTTCCGTTTGATCCAACGGGAAAAACGAAGGCGCAAATTTGTAATTGGGTATTTCCAACATCAAACACAATGCGGGGGCTTCGGCAATTGTACGAGGCAAGTCCGCCATTTGCAAATCCGGTTTCACCAACTTCGGTAGAACTAGACTTTTGGAATATCAAAGTTATCAATCATTTCCGCAACTTATTCGGAATAGCGCCAATTGAACCATCATTAAGGTTATATCAAGAAGCTCAGTGGTCAACTGAACGAAGGTGGACGAGCCGGTGGAATGGAAACAACAACGGTAGTCCGTACGCAAGCCAAGGAACGTGGGGACCGTGTCCAAACGGAAACCCGCACTGCGGCGCAGTCTTCTTACCAACCAACGCGGATCAATTACTCAACAGTCAACAATACGGGTGGCTCGTCCAATCACCAAGCGTGTTGTCCACCTCTCAGACAAGGCAAAGCGTTGCCGAAGCATTGGGTGGAACTAACACAAACATTCCTTGGTCCATCAAGCTGGGAAGGGTAATAGCACAGTTTTTGTGCTATGAAGGTCTGGTGGGGCACACAGGACCGTTCTTACGAAGACAAAAGATCGGCATGGTATGGCACGATCTTGGCGATGGAACTACACAAGTGAGATTCAAGTTCGGAGGAACATATACTGCTTTCGCAGGTACTTAATTTAACGTGGAGGTTAAAGTATAATTTTTTAAGAGTGGGCTAGAGAGTGGGGAGGACTAGCCCAGGGTGGCTGTAATACTGTATTTAGCCACCCTGGGCCTCGAGTAGGGTTAAGGA